GTGTTGGCCATTAGTTATCCTATGTATAGGTTATAGTAACACCAGGTGTGTCTGTTAAATCTAAATAAACACCTTCTTTAAATAAAATACCCGAACTAGGACACAGAACATTTAATCCTTCTGTTCCAAATTTATATGTGGCAATAGCAGTTCCAGCTGCTCCACCGCTTTTTAAAACAACGCTAGCACTGGCAACACCTTCTGCTTGAATAGAAGTTACTCTAGCTCTTTGTGTTGTAGGAACCATTTGACCATCTGCTACCGCATGGGCTACCGATTGATCGCTTGAAAATGAACTCATATTTTTTCTCCTTAAAATTAATATGTGGGGCCGAAGCCCCACACTAATTATTTATTACGTATCGCTAAATGGTGTAACAATAGTTCCTGATCCTAAGATCAAAGTATTGTGTACCAAGTATTGAGCAGTTTCTAACGCTGTAACTTGGATTACAGATCCAACAATTCCACCAGTTGTTGTTCCATTCATAGAAAGAACATCATTAGATGCGCCAGGGAAGAAAGCTTTTTTAGCTCCATCATCCACTGCAATCATAGCTGCACCTGTGAACTTATCAGTTCCGTCAGTTACGATTTGAACATCAGTTGCAGTTAAGTCTACATAAAAGTAAAAACTTGCACCAATGTTATTTAGATTGTTGTAGTCTGTAGCACCTGCTGTAGCTCCGTTAGCATTTGCATTGATTGATGGTAAAGTAAAAATACCATCTGCGTCTTGAGTTAAAAGGATTCTTCCTGCGTGATCATTTACAGTTAATGTAGTATTAGCTGTTAATGCAACAGTTGATCCTGGTCCAGTACCTATAAAGCCATTTTTAGAAATGACCGGTCCTGAAAAGGTTGTGTTAGCCATGATTGTTCTCCTAGTTAATTCTACATAGTCTCTAGGCCGTCGACTATACTGCGTCTATGCAGAAAATTAATATATGTATAGTGTATTTTTTATACACTACTTTTTAGTAGAGTGCAAGAGAGCCTGTAGTGTGGAGTGGATTTTTTCCAACGATGTAGCTTTTTATTAAGTAGCTACTGAAACTGTAGGAGCGATTGCCTCAACTTTATTCTGCAGATGTGCTTGTTTAGCTTCTGCTTTTTTAATATGCTGAACGATCTTTTTTACTTCGTCGTCGATCCTCACCATATCAAGAGTATATCTACCCTCGTTAAGATGCTCTTGCTCCCATTTGAGATCCAGCGACTTTTTCTTGTTGTAAAGTTCCTGGATGTGTGGTTGCATCGTCATTTATAACCTCCTCATAGGTTATTCTATATTTGTCAGAGGCATATACATTTTCTCCGACATATTCCCATTTTATAACATTTTCTCCTAGTTTGTCAACTATGGCCTGTTCAAGGGAAATAGGATCATCGTTAGATGATACTTCAAATTTTGCGTAATGATCGTAAGCGAATATTGTAATTGTAAATTTTTTCATGGAATTGCTATCTTACTTTCTAAATGAGGCGGAACTATGTCCGCCTCAAATATTTTAATTAGTGATTAAACACCTTCAACACCGAAGATACCTCTATAGTCAGAAACTCCAAAAGAGTATCTTTCTCTAGCTTTGTATCTTACGTTACCAGTATCAAAGTCACCTTCCATAGCCGTTTTAATCGGCGCTCTGTCAAAGTACTTCATACCATTTGGCACGTCAGTAATGATGTAGAACGCATCTGGGTCAGTTAAGAAATTGTTCACTCTGTAACCTTGAGGAACCATTCCCATTGACGCAATAGCGTTAATGTCATTATCTGCAGTTCCAGTTCTACCTTGAGACTTCATAAGTCTTTCAGCATTGAACTGGTTTTCACTAGGTACAATCATTTTAACACCTCTTGCAGCAATTTTCAGACCTCTTTCGTCTGTCATTGCAGCAATGTCGATTAAAGATTGCTCTAGTGATGTTTCATTTAAGTCAGCTTGTACTGCTAAAGTATTAGCTACTGTCCCTGCAATTGTAGGGTGAGATGTGTTAAATAAACTAACACCGTCACCTGAATTGAAGTTATTGTTAGTTGGTAAACCTTGAATTAAAGGTACCACTGACTTAACTTGTTTAGTGTTCGCCATAGATCTAGCAAGTGCTTTTGTGTATCTAGACGCAAGTCTGTCATACAGATTATCCTCGATCGCTTCTTCAGTGATCGCGAATGCAAGTGCAACAGTCTCGTGAGTGTATCTAGCTGTAAAAGTTTCTTGTGCATTGTCGAAACTTACGCCAGAACCCTCAGGTTTAACTGAAGCATTTGCGAAACCTGATAACATAACTTCTTCTTCAAACGCTCTGTCTGAAGATTCAGTCGTGTAGATTTCAGCATGCTGATTCTCATAACGTTTATATTCCAGGCCGAATAAAGCATTCAAACCTGGCTCTAGTTCTTTAACTAGTTGTCCTCGTGATATCGCCATAGTTGTTCTCCTTTATTAGATACCTGTTGTTACTTTAAGATTGTGTTCGTTAATCATAACAATAAAGTTTACGTTAGCAGAAGCTAAGTCATTATTGTCAGGATTTTTAGAAACACCTAAGACTCTAAGCTGAGCAGCTGTTGAAACTAATGTAGAATCATTAAGCTCTGCTTTTGAGACGTAGTTTGCTGAATCACCCGCAGTTAATTCAATATCCGCATTCATAAAAACATCAGTCTGCGCTGAAGCAGCTGTGTTGTTAGATTGGATTTCGAATCTTTCATAAGGGTCATCAGATACAAATGCAACTATATCAGAAGCGTTAACTTGTGAATAGTGGTTTGCAAATGTAGGTTTGCTTGTAGTTGGATCAGTATAGAATACACCATTTAATGAACCTAAGATATTTCCACCAGCTGCACCTTGATCTATTGTTCCAGCCGCAGTTGCTTTAACTGGGTCTTGAAAATAAATCGTAGTAGTATCGTTAGCGGCAATACTGTATTCACTTAAACCTTGGTTATCTCTATTTTGTCCAACTTTACCAATTGCTCTCAAACCGAAAGCGCTGTCTTGGTTTGCCATAGTAGTTGTCCTCCTTAGACATTGTTAGTTTAAGTGTATTTCTTGTTGGGTAGGAATTACTAAATAATTAGCTTTTCTTTGAACCACCAAAAGTTACACGCGTTTGTCTATCAATATTGATAGGCATACTTGGGTGCTGTTCCTTCATAAGATCGTTATCTACTGCCTCAACGTTGTCTTGAGCTTGTTTTCTATAATACTCAGCACGTTGTTTTGCGATCTCTTCCGGTACCCTTGCTAGCACAAGGCCACCAACTCCGATCACTCCCTTATATTTGCCATCATCTACAATTGGAAAGTCTGAGTCTGGATATTCATCAGCTCTTACAAGCTCGTATCCTGATCTTATTCTTCCAGAAACATTCTTAGTGTCTTGGAATCCTAAAGATTCAACTCTTATCCATCTATGTAAAAATCCTGTTGGCGCAGGGGGTGCATCTAAACTTGATGGTGGAGTCCAAACTTTTTTATGAGCTGTTTTTTCTCTAGTTTGACTCGCACGCGAGGTTCTTTTATCGTTATTATTTTCCATATGCTTATACCTCCTTCGTGATATTTAATTGTTTCGCATACTCTTCGAGTGGCACACCTAATTTTTTAGCAATTGCTACCTGTGATGGTGTGAGCCTCACAGTTTTGCGACCAGATTTAGTACTTCTTTTTGCAGATGCAACTGTCTGTACCGGTTTAGCCGTTTCCGTAGGTTCTATTGTAGCGAATTTCTGTGGAAATTCAAGTCTTATTCTTCTGTCTATTTCAGAATAATACTCTTCACTACTTGGATCAAAACCTTCTTGTTCAGTTAATTTCTTATGAAGATCAAAAGCAGTATAAGTCATTGCTGAATCTTGACCAAACCATGAGTTTTTTTGGGCCCATGCTTCAGCTTTAGGATCAGGTGTACCAGTAGCTACTTCTTGTCTTTGTTGTAAATTAACTTGAGGTTGTTGAATTTCTGTTTCTTTTTTCTGAGCGTATAGTTCTGATTCAGCTTTTGCTTCAACAAATCTAGCTTGTTTATATGCATATTCAGAAATTAAAGATTGAGCCTCTACTTCAGCATTAATATCTCCAGCTTCTCTTGCTGCAGCTAATTTTGCTTTTGCAGATTCTAAACCAGATTTAATACTATCTTCTGTAGTTTTTAATAAACTTGGTTCCATCTTAGAAAGTTTTTGCTCTGCTTTTTGTTTCTCAGTTAAAACTGATTTAGCATAAGTTAAAGCTTCATCTTTCTGACGTTCTGCTTCTCTCCATTTTTTAGTCAGCTTAGCTATTCTTTTTTGAACACTATCTGAATAATCTTGAAGTTCATCTTTTGGTTCTTCTGTTTTTTCTTCAGAAACATTTTCTTCCGTTTTGGTTTCTACTTCAGAAGTTGTTTCTTCTTCAACAGCTCTTACTGTTGGTTCTTCTTTTACTTCAGGTTGTTCAATTTCAGCTGAATCTTTTTCTTCAGCTATATCGACGTCCATTGATGGCCCTGATGTATCGATATCGACTTTATTATTATCTAAGTCTGGCATAGTTTCCTCCTAGTGTTACTATGATTAATATTGATGAAGTATATCTTCGGGTTTATCGATGGTTGCTAAAACTTCATCATCATTTAGCAATCTTACTTCCCCACCATCTATCTGTATTCTTGATCCAGCGTATCTTGCAAAAATTACCCAGTCACCTTTTTTACACCAGGCTCCTTCAGGAAATTTTTCTTTGTCATAACAATGTGGTCCCATTGCTAAAACCAAACCACAAGTAGAACCTACTTGTTGTCTTTCTAAAGTATCTTGTCCTAAATATAATCCACCTTTAGTTTTTTCTGGCATTTTAAATGGTAGAACTAAAAGTCTCCATCCAGTAGGTGCAGGTAATTTACTTGATTCTTTTTTCTTTAGACGTTCATAACCGTCTACTTCTTTTTTATGGTCTTCTTCGTATTTATCTAATAATGCAGATTTAACTTTTGGGGCTTCCGAAGTCGACGACGTTTTCTGGTCTTTCAGTATCATTTTTTTTCTCCTTCTTAGGGTTTAGCAGGGATGATATTTCCTGTGATATTCTTAAATAGGCATGTGCCTGTCCCATCATATACTTGTATTTTTCCATATTGTCAATACCACCACCAATCATATTATCGCCAATACTTACATAAGACTCTTTTAAGAATTTTTGTAGTTTATTTAATATTATTAATTCTTCGTTTTGCATGTTTCTTTCTCCTTTTATTTAATAAATTAACTCTTGAATGCCAACACCATTCAGTCATTCTTATAGCACCTGTTTCGACAAATGCAACGGCATCGTCTAAAAAACCAAAAAATCTATATACTAATCTATCTAACACTTCCACCTTCTTCTAGCCTGACGTAGTCTAGAATTAGGATCTTTTGCAGCCTTAGGAAATTTTTTCATTTGTCCTGCACTTCTTGCACAGTATGACTTTCTACGGTTTGCAGCTTTTGATCCCGGTTTCACTTTACCAGTCACGGCTGTTTTTAATTTAGAACCTGGATTTTCTCTTCGGTATCTAGCAACACCTGCTTTAGTCATACC